TACGAAACTTACATAGGTAATGGTGGTAATGTCATAATTGCAGGTAACGGAGATCATGACGGCAATAGAACAGGTACCATTGAATCACTTATAGAAAGTAAATTAAGTGTAGGTACTATCACAATGCACACAAATGAGGCAAATTTTACCTCTCATGCTCAAGGTAGTCAATATTCAGATACAAGTACTTATTGGGCGGCGAGAAACTTGTTCACTATGCAGTCAGGCGGTACTGCTTTAGCAGGAAATTCCAGTGGAAACACTTTCAAGACATGGGCAGTATATGACTATGGCAGTAATGGTGGCCAACTATTTGTCACCTTTGACCAAGGACAATTTAAAAATGGTACAACGTTTACTACCCGATTCTATGCCTTTCTTCAACAGACATTGGAGAACGAAGGTATACTAGTAGTAGCAAGTACATCTGGTATAACATCAAATCAAACAACAGAGTTTAATACATTTAGAAATAAATCTGTAAGTGGTAATCAAATATACATAAATCAAACAGGTGATAACAACACTTTGAATATCACACAAGACGGTGATGATAACCTGATCATCGGTACAGATTTAACTTCAGCGGCTGTAATAAATGGCGATAATAATGCTTTAGATATTGATCAACTTGGTAATGATAATGTTTTAGGTTTAGATATTGTAGGTTCATCAAACAATGTGGCAGTCACACAAAACCAAGACCAAAGGGCAAAGTTAGATATAACAGGTTCATCAAACAATGTAGATTTAGATCAATCAGCAATCAACTATTCTGGTGAACATTATATGTCAGTTATCATAGCAGGCAATAGTAATAATGTTGATGTAGATCAAACAGAAACAGGAAATAAAAAGGCATATATAGACATAGATGGTTCTAATAATTTAGCTTTAGACCAAAAAGGTACAGGCAATCACTATGCAGAAATAACATTGACTGATAGTCACAATGTAGATGTAACGCAAGACGGAAGTGGTAACCACAATGCCACAATTAATTTAAGTGGTAACAATACATCTATAACATTAACACAAGATAGTGCTACAGATCAAAACTACTATCTCGAACAAAACTGTGCTTCAGTTAGTTGTTCAGCAACGGTAACACAAAACTAATGATTAAATGGACTAAAAAGAAATGGCAAAAGTTTAAAGAATGGTCAACAGTAGATCATTGGATTGATTTATCTGTTGATGTAGGATTAATAGCATTTGAAGTATTATCTAGTCCTATATTAATTGTTGTTAGATTTGTCAAATACTTTTTTGGTAAATATATTAATAGTCATATCAAAAGATTTCTAAAATGGTTTGCACATAGGGTATTAAGAATATGAAATATTTAACGCATTGGGCAATCGCATTTGTAACTTTATTTGTACTTACGTTTATAGGTATCAAAGACCCACAAGTAAAACAGATATTAAGATTAAAGTCATTTGATTTATTATTACAATCAGAAAAGAAAGAAGTATCACAAGACATAGGTGTCATTACAATTGACGAAAAGGCAATAGAGAAGTATGGTCAATGGCCGTGGAAAAGAGATGTACTTGCCGACATCATTATAAAACTACGAGAGGCAGAAGTCGGTATCATAGTGTTGCCTATATTGTTTAGTGAAGAAGATAGACTAGGTGGTGATAATGAATTAGCACAAGTCTTACAATACGGTGTAGTTATATCACAAGTTGGTACAACACAAACTAATAAGAACGCAGTACCGAGAGGTGTTGCAAAAGTGAATGACCCTATGCCATGGTTATTTGAATGGCCAGGTATGTTAGGTCCGATTCCTCTATTAGGTAAGAACGCAAGTGGTGTTGGTGTTGTAAATACAGTACCAGAGATAGATGGTGTTGTAAGAAGAACACCTTTGATAATGAAAATAGGTGATGAAACATATCCTGCTATGGCAATCGAAGTCATAAGAGTTGCTGTAGGTGCCCCTAGTTATCAAGTCAAGGCAGGTCAAGGTGGTATCATTGCATTAAGAGTACCAGGTTTCTCTATAATCAAAACAGATCCTCATGCTCGTATATGGTTAAGATGGAACAAAGAGTATGATACAATTAGTTTAGCAGACATAGATCAAGCGAATAAGTTTAAAGGTAAAACAGTTATCATTGCACCTACAGCAGAAGGATTAAACTCTATCGTTGCAACACCATTAGGTGAGAGATATATGTACGAGATAACTGCTAGTACACTACAAACAGTATTAGACGGAAAGAATATACAAAGAATCGATATCAGTTTTTTAGTTGAATTAGTGCTTGCATTTATAATAGGATGTGTTATAATACTCGCTGCTAATTACTTCTCATATGTCACTTTAGGCTTGACATTTATAAGTTTATATGGTATACTATTATATACAACACATTATCTATTCAATAAACATCTTATATTGACGGATGTAAGTTGGGCAATTATTTGCTTGACAATTATAGGATTTCATAGTACATTCAATCGTTTCATCAAAGAGTTTAAATTAAAACAACAAATAAGAAAACAATTTGAGAAGTACCTAGACCCTAGACAAGTGGCAATACTTGTAAAGAATCCTGAGAAGTTAAAACTAGGTGGTGAAAGAAAAGAGATGTCATTCTTATTCATGGACATTGTAGGATTTACACCTATTTCTGAATACTATAAAAACAAAGATGATCCTGAAGGTCTTGTAGAAGTCATTAATGATTACCTAAATCGTATGAGTAAAATAGTATTGCAGAATGGTGGTACAATTGATAAGTACATGGGTGATTGTATTATGGCATTTTGGAATGCACCACTTGATTGTCCTAATCACGCTGAAATGGCAGTTAAGACGAGTATTGAGTGTGCCGAAGAAACAGATAAGATAAAGGCAGAATTTAAAACAAAAGGTCTACCTGATATCAACATAGGATCAGGTGTCAATACAGGTATTTGTATTGTAGGTAATATGGGTAGTGAAATGAGATTAGATTATTCTGTTATTGGCGATTCAGTAAATCTAGCTGCAAGATTAGAGGCACAAACAAGAAACTACAAAGACGAAAATGGCAAGGTAACACCTGTATTATATTCATCATTTACACAAGAAAAACTAACAAATATCAAATCAATTGAAGTAGATAAGATCAAAGTCAAAGGTAAAGAAGAATTAATTACGATCTATAAACCTATATAAATAGTAGTATGGCAACGGTATTTGATAAGATATTAGATAAGACAACAGGTCCTAAATCATATGACTGGTACAGAAAAAAAGTAGCGTCAATGACTACACCTGGTGCAAGAAGTTTGATTAATAAAGGTAAAGCAACATTAAGACCGAAGTATGGTATTATGAATCTTTTTGGTTATGACCCTAAACATAAAGATAGATTGCCTTACTATGATAGTTTTCCTTTGATACTGCCTTTAGAGCCAGCAAAAGGAGGTTTCATAGGATTAAATTTTCACTATCTACCACCTGGTGCGAGAGTGAGATTTTTAAGAAGTCTAGCAGGGGATGCTAGTGATAGTAGATTTGATAAGAAAACAAGATATAATATTAGTTGGCGAAACAATACATTTATGAAAAAGACAGCAAAACATTATTTGTTCAATCATGTTAGAACATCATTTTTGAACATACCAGCAGATGAAATGGCAATTGCAATATTTCTACCTGTTGCAAGATTTAGAAAAGGAAGTCCGTACTAATGGCAATTTTTAGAGCAGGTAAAAGATTAGGTCCTTTTGACATACGAGGTGGTATATCAAGAGGTGATTTTAAATCTAGTGCTTATCACAAGACAGATACAGATCCTAGATTTAGAAGGAAGCAAAATACCGAGAATACTATTGGTCGTTTTAGAGCAGCGATGGCTTCAGCAGAGGGTTATGCTAGACCAGCAAAATATGCTATAAGAATATTTCCACCTTCTGCTTTAAGACAAGCAATTAAAATGCAAAATGCCACTACAAATAGAGATGGTCAAACACTTGATAATGAAATGTATAACGGTGACGGTCAAGTTAATTTTAATTCTAGTGGTAGAGTATTAAATCAACTAACACAAACTATCGGAAGACAAGTTAATATTCATTGTGATACTGTTACAATGCCTGGTAGAGATTTACTACAACAAGAAGTTACTTATGGAACAGATGTTAAAAGACAAATGGTTCAAACACACACTTACGAGGGCAATATAGCAGCGACTTTCTATGCAGATAAGTATATGAGAGAAAGACAATTTATGGAAGCATGGCAAAATCTATGTGTAGATCCTGTAAGACATGAAGCAAATTATTATGATGACTATGTTGGTAAAATGCACATATACCAATTAGGTGCAGATAGTGAGCAAGATAGAGATATGCCTACTTATGCTATTGAGGCTATGGATGTATATCCTGCTACGATAGGTGCAGTAGAATATGGCTATGGCAAAGCAAATGAAATACAAAAGATAACAGTTGAGTTCGCATACAAACAATGGCGTAATATGGGTACAGAAACGACAGGTATAGACTTCGGTCATGCTATGCAGACATCAGCTAATATTAAGGCAAGAACACCTGGTATAATAGATAGGTTACCACCTAGTCTAAAAAGAGCAGGTAAAGATATATTTCAACAAGGGCGAACAGTTTTAAACCCTATTGGAAGAATATTTAAGGGGAAAGTTTTTCCACCATTTACATAATAATTATATAATAAGGAGAAAATATTATGGCACTACCTAAACTGACAACTCCAACATATGAGTTGGAAATACCATCAACGGATGAAAAGATTAAGTATCGACCGTTTTTAGTAAGAGAAGAAAAGATACTTATGATGGCAATGGAAAGCAAAAAGAATGCTGATATTGTTCAGGCAGTAAAAGACATTGTGAGTGAGTGTACTTTCAATAAAGTAAATATGAGTGATTTACCCATGTTTGATGTTGAATACATTTTCTTACAGATAAGATCAAAGTCTGTTGGTGAAGTTTCTAAAATTAAAGTACTTTGTCCAGATGATGGTAAGACTTATGCTGATGTAGAATTAGATTTAAATGAGGTCAAAGTTCAAGTTGGTGACGAACATACTAACAAGATTGAATTGACTAAAGATATGGGTATAATTATGAAGTATCCTACTATTGATTCATTTAAAGAAAGTGGTATACAAGATATTAATGCTAGCAATATGTTAGAAGTAATTAGTGCTTGTATTCTACAAATATATGAAGAAGGTGGTAAGAAAACTTATGACCCTAAAGATCAGACTAAAAAAGAGTTGACGGATTTTATTGAGCAATTGACAACAGGACAATTTAAAGAAGTTCAATCTTTCTTTGATACTATGCCTAAGTTAAAACATACTATTAAAGTTAAGAATCCAAAGACTAAAAAAGAGAGTGAGATAATATTAACAGGACTAAACGATTTTTTCGCATAGCCCTTTCACATGATAGTTTAGAGAATTATTACAGTATTAACTTTTCTCTAATGCAACATCATCATTATTCTCTCGCTGATATAGAGAATATGCTACCTTGGGAAAGGGAGATATATGTAGATATGTTAATCACATATATTAAGGAAGAAAATGAAAAAGAACAACGAAGACAACAACAAGGAAAATAAAATGAGTGAAGAAAAAATAGTAGTATCATCTGACGAAAAAAAAGTATCTAAAAAAGTAGCAGTTGAGTTAGAAGTTGATACATCTATCAAAGATTTAGGTCCTAATCCATATGCTAAATTAATACACATGGCGAGAGCTATA